TTCCCATTGTGCGATCCTTCGGGATCGCCTTTGAACAGACTGCTCTCGTAATCTTCACAGTATTCGGCAATCTCAGCCCTTTTGGGGATGACATGCCAATTCCGTTTGATTTCTTGAGCCCGCCTTAAAAGCCTGTGTCGTGGGACACGGGCTTGCCTGATCGCCATGCGATCAGGCACTCCACCAGCGAGGGTCCTCCGGGCCCAGCGCCTCACAGCGCTGGCAAACCTGGAAGGGTCCCTCATACCGCTCGCCGCCGGTGGCAGTGGGTGCTCCTCCATGAGGGCCACCCGCGACCACCCCGCCATCATCCGAGCATACGTTCGGGTGAGAAGCGGACAGTCTGGAGTTAGGCGGGGGTCCTTTCGATCGACGATCGTCAGGAACCCACCCTGAACTCCTTCTGAGACGGATTTCTCGGCCATTCGGAAACTACGAAGAGCAACGGGATCTGCCATGATCCCCCACGAGGGGGGTCCACTGTAGGTCAGCGTGGGGCTGGTTCCATAAAGGAGCCGACCGATCGCCAACCGTAACCACCTTGGTCCTTCGACCTTGGTGGGGCAACCCGTCTTCGCCGGTAACCCCGCGCCCCCTAGGGAGCGTGGATAGCATGGTGCGATTCCCCGCAAGCGGAGTTGCGCCCATGCCCCTGGCCGGAGCACGCGGATGATTCTGCGTGCCCGGTGTAGGTTATCCGGACAATCGAGATAGAAAGACTCCCATGATTCACCAACCTGGTCAGGTGTGGATCGTATGAGACCTTTCAGCGGTATTCCTTTCGCCCAGCGAATGGGGTTCGCCGAGGACACCACCCCCTTCCCCTTAGGGAGGGAGAAGGTGATCTCGGTGAAGTTTCCGGCCATGGCATCGACGTACATCTTCCCTTTCGAGAAGGTGCAGCCACATGCCTGGACGACCCAATGGTACGCGCGGTAGATCGAACTTGGCAAGAAGCCAATCAGATCGTCCCCGCATACGGCGGAGTTCCTCTGTGCCCATCCCGGCGCCTTACTTACGTAAGATGCCCAGTCAATCCACGCAAGGTGGATCAACGACAGGATAGGCCAGGTGGTACCCAGCCCCATTAGGATCCCGCGGACCGACTTGACCGTCGATCCGTCGGGGTAAACTAACGTCTGAGGGCCCGTGAGGACCCGTAAGGCGTTAACCCATTCAACGGGCAGATTCTTCCATCCCTCTATGAGACCTTCTACGGCGGCCTGGACTAAGTCCAGGGGAAGACCGTCGGAGGCGGTACTCATGTCTGTCGAGACGACGAGGACAGAACCCGGTAGGATTCCTTCCGCGGCTCGCTCGATGGCCCGACGGCGGTTGCCTCTAAGGCAATCACCGGCGCGCCGTTCC